ATGGCAAAGAAAGAGACGGCTTCGGTGAACGATGCGGCGCAGCTGGCAGCATGCAGGGGCGATGTCGCTTTACCCGAGGGTTATGAGATCAAGACGGGCAACGGCAATTTTCCGCAGATGATGCCGATCAAGCGCAACGGCTGGAGCAAGAAGCGGATCGACATGTTTCTGTCCGTTCTGGCCAATAGCTGCAATGTTCAGATCGCCGCCGCGTCCGCTGGCGTGGACCGGGCCACGGCCTATCGCCGGCGCGCGCGGGACGCGGCGTTCGCCGCGGGCTGGGATGCTGCGCTGCAGGTCGGGTTCGATCGGCTGGAACAGGCGCTGCTGCGCCGGGCCCTGGAGGTGGCCGACGGCTTTGCGGTGGCTGACGAACCCGCGCAGCTGCCGCCGATGACCATCGCCCAGGCGATGGATTTCCTGTCACGGCACCGCAGGGAAGTGCGCGGAGACGGCGCGGTGGGCCGGGGCAGTGGTGGGCGCAGACCGACGGCGGCAGAAACGGACGCTGCGCTTGCCAAACGCCTGGATGCCTATGACCGCAGTCGAGGCAAAAGCGCATGAGCGGCGATGCAGGGGAAAGCGGCGCCACGATCCGCGCTCTGCTGGAGCGGCTGGAGGCTATCCCGGCGGCGCACCGGAGACGGCTGCTGGCGCGGCTCAGCGTGGCGCAGCGTGAGGAGCTGTCGCAGCGCTGGCAGGGCTTCGAGCATGCCGGGCAGCGTGAACCCTGCGGCGACTGGCGGGTGTGGCTGATCCGCGCGGGCCGGGGGTTCGGCAAGACGCGCGCCGGGGCCGAGTGGGTGAGCGAATATGCGCGCGCCCATCCGGACGCGCAGATCGCCCTTGTCGGCGCGACGATGGAGGATGCGCGGCGCGTGATGGTGGAGGGGCGCAGCGGCGTGCTGGGCGTGGCGCGCGCGCATGAAAAGCCGCGCTGGAAAAAGGGGGCGGGCGAGGTGCATTTCGATAGCGGCGCTATCGCCACCGTCTTCTCGGCGGAGACGCCGGAGGCGCTGCGCGGGCCGGAACATCATGCCGCCTGGTGCGACGAGCTGGCCAAATGGCGGCGCGCCAAGCCGGTGTGGGACAATCTGATCATGGGGCTGCGGCTGGGCGACAATCCCCGCGCCATCGTCACCACAACGCCGCGCGCCGTGCCGATCCTGCGCACGGTCATGGCGATGGACGGCTTTGTGGAGACGCGCGGAGCGACGCGCGACAATCCGCATCTGTCGCGGCGCGTGGTGGCCGATCTGGAGGCGCAATATGGCAGCAGCAATCTGGGGCGGCAGGAGCTGTCCGGTGAGCTGATCGAGGATGTCGAGGGCGCGCTGTGGAGCCGCGCGCTGCTGGAAGCGCGGCGCTGCACGGTGCCCGAAGAGCTGCGGCGCGTGGTGGTCGGCGTCGATCCGCCGGCTGGCGCGGGCGATGGCGATGCCTGCGGGATCGTGGTCGCCGCCATGGTCGATGGCGCGCGCGCCGTGGTCCTGGCCGATTGCAGCGTGGAGGGCGAAGGCCCCGCCGGCTGGGCGGCGGCGGTCGCCAATGCGGCGCGCGAATGGGGCGCGGACCGCGTGATCGCCGAGGCCAATCAGGGCGGCGCGATGGTGGAAAGCGTGCTGCGCGCCGCCGATGCCATGCTGCCCGTCACCCTGGTCCACGCCAGCCGCGGCAAAGTGGCCCGCGCCGAACCGGTGGCCGCGCTCTACGAGGCGGACAAGATCCGCCACGCCGGGCATTTCGCCGCGCTGGAGGACCAGCTTTGCGGCCTGATCGCGGGCGGCGGTTATGAAGGGCCGGGCCGTTCGCCCGACCGCGCCGATGCGCTTGTCTGGGCCATCGCCGCGCTTTTGCTGGGCAAACGCAGCGCTGTGCGTGTGACCGGGCTGTAACACCTACCCCCCTTTTTCAGGAGGGGACCGAAAGGAACGATCTATGACCATCCTCAATTCCCTGCGCCTCGCCTTCAAGGGCGGGGCGGCAGCCGGGCGGCCGCGTCTGGCGCGCTGGTTCAGCTCGCCCTGGGGCGCATCCTTCACCGATGATGCGCCGTTCAGCTACGATAGTGCGATCCGCGCCGGATATGAACGCAATCCGGTCGCCCAGCGGGCGGTGCGGCTGGTGGCCGAGGGTGTGGGCGGCGCGCCGGTGGAAAGCGCCGCGCCCGGCCTCGCCGCGCTCGCCAATGCATCGAGTGCGGGGCAGCGCCTGTTCGAGACGGTGGCGGCGCAGCTGCTGCTCCACGGCAATGCCTATGTGCAGATCTTGCGCGGCGCGGATGGCGGCGTGGCGGAGCTGTTCGCGCTGCGCCCGGACCGCGTGACCATCTTGCCGGATGCGCGCGGCTGGCCCGCCGCCTATCATTATCGTGCCGGCGAGGCGATCGACGCCATCGGCCCCGACGGGCGGCCGCAGATCGTCCATATCAAGGGCTTCCATCCTCTTGACGATCATTATGGGCTGGGCTGCCTCGGCGCGGCGGCGGAGGCCATCGCGGTGCACAATGCCGCCACCCGCTGGAATCGTGCGCTGCTCGACAATGCCGCGCGGCCCAGCGGCGCGCTGGTCTATGATCCGGGCGACGGTTCCACCCTGTCGCCCGAGCAATTCGCGCGGCTGAAGGCGGAACTGGAGGGCGCCTATCAGGGACCCGGCAATAGCGGGCGGCCCATGCTGCTGGAAGGCGGGCTGAGCTGGCAGGCGATGGCGCTTTCGCCCGCCGACATGGATTTTGCCGGGCTGAAAGAAGCCGCCGCGCGGGAGATCGCGCTGGCCTTCGGCGTGCCGCCCATGCTGCTCGGTCTGCCCGGCGACAATAGCTACGCCAATTACCGGGAGGCGAACAAGGCGCTGTGGCGGCTCACCTTGCTGCCGCTGGTGCAGACGATTTGCGAGGCGATCGGCCAGGGGCTGGCCGACTGGTATCCGGGCGCTGCGCTGGACGTGGCGATCGACCGGGTGCCGGCGCTGTCCGAGGATCGCGAGCGGCTCTGGTCCAGCGTGACCGCCGCCGATTTCCTGACGCGCGAAGAGAAGCGCGCGATGCTGGGGCTTACGCCGGAGGAGGAGATGATATGAAAACGGCCGATATGCTGGCGGGTCTGGCCGCCGAGGCGCGGCGCGAGGGGATCGACGTCACCACGCTGCGCGCGATCATCGAAGAAGCGAGCGATGCCGGGGCAGCCCGCGCGCTGGAGCGGCTCGGCCTGTCCGATGGCGCGGCGCATGGCGATGTGAAGGAACTGCGCCAGCTGCTCGCCGCCTGGCGGGAGGCCAAGCGCGGCGCGCTGAAGGCGGCGCTGGACTGGTTGATCAAGGGTCTGTGCGCGCTGCTGCTGATCGGCATCGCGGTGCGGCTGGGCGCCGGGGAGCTGATGCGATGAACGGCAATCTGCGTCCCGTCAGACGCATCGCCGGCTATGCGGCGATCTTCCATATCGAGGATCGCGGCGGCGACGTCATCGTGCCCGGCGCTTTCACCCAAAGCCTCGCTGCGCTGAACCCGGGCACGCTCCCGCTCCTGTGGCAGCACGACCCACGCCGCCGGATCGGCACGATCACCTATGCCGCCGAAGACCGCAAGGGTCTGCGCGTGATCGCGGCGCTGACGGAGGAGGGCAGCGCCTTGGCGCAGCGCGGATGGCAGGGCGGTCTCAGCTTCGGTTATCGCGTGCTGGCCAGCGAGGGCGAGCGGCCGAGGCGATTGTTGCAGGTTGACCTGGCCGAAGTCAGTCTGGTCGGTCTGCCCATGCAGGCCCTGGCAAAGGTCCATCAGCGCGCTGCCTGACACTGGTTCCCACCGCCGCCCCACCGGGCGGCTTTTTTTTCGTCCAAAATCCACCACCGAAGAAGGAAATTCCATGGATATCATGACCAATAACGCACCGGCGCAGGCCAATGTTACGCCCACGCCCGATCCGCTGGAGGCGTCGTTCGATGCGGTGCTGCGGGCCGATGAGCATGAGGCGAAGATCGGCGGGCTTCGCGCCGATGTCGATGCGTTGAAGAGCGATGTCGGCGGGTTGCGCAGCCGGATGGACAAGGTGGCCGCGGCCGCCGCGCGTCCGGTGCTGGCCGCCAGCGCTGCGGGCGAACCCGGCGACGCCCCGGTGTCCGCCGCGCCCGAAGTCAAAAGCTTCATCGACGGGTATCTGCGCCGGGGCCGCGAGACCGAGGTGAAGGCCATGAGCGGCAGCTCCGGGCCGGAAGGCGGCTATGCCGTGCCGCGGCAGATCGATGCGCTGATCGGGCGCAGCTTGATCGATATCTCGCCGATCCGCGCCATCGCCACCGTGGTGCAGACCGGCACGGCGGGCTATCGCAAGCTGGTGACCACCGGCGGCACACCGTCCGGCTGGGTCAGCGAAACCGCCGGGCGTCCGGCCACCGACACGCCGGAATTCGCCGAAATCGCCCCGCCGACGGGTGAGCTTTATGCCAATCCGGCGGCAAGCCAGGCGATGCTGGACGATGCCGCCTTCGACGTGCAGGCCTGGCTGGCGGACGAGATTGCCCGCGAATTCGCCCGTGCCGAGGGCGCGGCGTTCGTGAACGGCAGCGGGGTGAACCAGCCGCGCGGCTTCTTGACCGTCACCAGCACGGACGAGCCGGACGATGTGCGCGCGTTCGGCGCAATGCAATATCTCCCCAGCGGTTCATCCGGCGCATTCGGCGGTACCAATCCGGAAGATGCGCTGGTCGATCTGGTGCATGCGCTGCGACCCGCCTATCGGCAGGGCGCGGCGTTCGTGATGAACTCGGCCACGCTGGCGCGCATCCGCAAGTTCAAGACGGCGGACGGGGCGTTTTTGTGGCAGCCCTCGCTCAGCGCGGGCCGCCCGGACACGCTGCTCGGCTATCCCGTGGTGGAGGCCGAGGATATGCCGGACATCGCGGCGGACGCCACCGCCATCGCCTTCGGCAATTTCCGCGAGGGCTATCTGATCGCCGAGCGCAGCGCGACCAGCATCCTGCGCGATCCCTTCACCAACAAGCCGTTCGTGCATTTCTATGCGACCAAACGCGTGGGCGGCCAGGTGATGAATGCCGAGGCGATCAAGCTGCTGAAATTCAGCGCGGGCTGATGACGCTTAATCCTCCCCGACCGGCTCGGGGAGCACCTTTTTTCTCTTTTCGAAAGGCGGCTTTCATGAGCTTTCCACCTGGACAGGTGACGATGAGCCAGCCCGTGCTGGACCCGGACGCGCTGGCCGCGCTCAAACGCTATTTGCGGATCGCGGTGGATGGCGAGAATGCCGTTCTGACCGAGCAGTTGATGAGTGCTTATGCGCTGTGCGAGCGGTTTCTGGGCGTGACGCTGATCGTGCGCGACATCACCGAAATTCTCACCGGTGGCTCGGGCTGGCAGGCGCTGACCTATCGCCCGGTCATCGCGATCGATGCGGTGGACGGGCTGCTGGCCGATGGGCCGGAGGTGGCGCTGGCGGTCGATAGCTATGCGCTCGACATCGCCGCCGATGGCAGCGGGCGCGTGCGGATCGAGCGGCCGGGCGCGGCGGGCCGCGTGCGCCTGCAGTACAGCGCGGGGATGGCGGGCAACTGGAACGGCGTGCCGGAGCCGCTGCAGCAGGGCATCATCCGCCTGGCGGCGTTCGGCTATAGCGAGCGTGCCGCCGATGCACGTCCGCCCGCTGCCGTCACGGCGTTGTGGCGGCCCTATCGCCGGATTGCCCTGATATGAGCGGCGGGGGCATGAGCGGAGCGGACAAGGTGGCGCGTGCGCTGCTCAGGCGCGGCGCGGCCATCGCGGCGCGGCGGGTAGAGCGGCGCGCGGACCGGCTGGCCGACCTGTATGCGGAAGTCTTGCCGGGTGCGTCCACGGAGCGCGGTCCACGCGGTGTCGTTCTGCGCGGACGGCGGCTGATGGCGCGGATGCTGCGCGATCCGGTCGCGCGCTGGCCCGGCGGGTGGCTGTCATGAGCGCGATGACGCACGTGCGCACGGCGGTGCTGGCTGCGCTACGGGCCGATCCTCTGCTGCGTAGCGATGTGAACGGCGTGTATGACGCCGTGCCGCCCGGTGCGCAGCCGCCCTTCATTGTGCTGCCCGACGGCGCATCGATCGACTGGGGCACCAAGACCGCGCGTGGCCGGGAGCTGCGCTTGCCGGTGACGATCGAGGTGGACCGGGCCGATCTGTCGCCGCTCGCCCGGATTGCCGATGCGGCGGAGGCTGCGGTGCTGGCCTTGCCGCCCGATGTGCCCGGATGGCGGATCGCCAGCTGCGTCTATCTGCGCAGCCTCACCAGCGCCGACGGCAAACGCCACCGCCGCCTGATCGAGTTCCGCATACGGATGCTGGAAATATAAGCCACGATCCTCCCCGTCAGCGGGGAAGCGGAAGCCTGACGGGCTGAAGGGGGAAACATCGGCGAAGCCCATCGCGTGCCGCCGAACGCCCCGCACCATCCGTCCGCTCAAGGCTTCGCCGGAGAGTTCGCCCCTCCTGTCCGGGCAAGACCTTCTTTATTACAATCCAAGGAGACCAATCATGCCAGCCGAAAAAGGCAGTGCTTTTCTACTCAAGATCGGAGACGGGGCGGGCAGCCCGTCCTTTGCCACCATCGCCGGACTGCGCACAACGCAGCTGTCCATCAATGGCGAGGCGGTGAACGTCACCAGTAAAGACAGCGGCGGATGGCGTGAATTGCTGTCCGGCGCGGGTGTGCGCTCGGTCAGCGTGTCCGGCGCGGGCATCTTCACCGGATCGGATGCCGAGAAGCGGTTGCGCGGCCATGCGCTGGGCGGCCTGATCGACGATTATGAGCTGAGCTTCGAAAGCGGCGAACGCATGCGCGGACGCTTTCTGGTGAGCCGCCTCGACTATGCCGGCGATTATAATGGCGAACGCAATTACACGCTGAGCCTCGAAAGCTCCGGCGCGGTGGCCAGTCTATGAGCCAGCCGGGGAGCGCCCCCGCAAACCCGGCGCGCGGTGAGGCGAGCGTGCGCGTGGGCGGTGAAGCGGTGGTGCTGCGGCCCAGCTTTGCCGCGCTGGTGGCGGCGGAGGAAGAACTCGGCCCCCTGTTCGCGCTGGTCGAACGGGCGGCGGCGGGGGAATTGCGGCTGGCCGAGCTGGTGGCGCTGTTCTGGCATTGCCTGCGCGATACGCCGGAGGGGCTGGACCGCGCGCGGTTCGGCGAGGCGCTGGCAGAGGCCGGGCTGGCGGCGCTGACGCCGGTGCTGCGCGTGCTGCTGAAGCAGATCTTGCAGGGGCGCTAAGGGTGGACCTGCCCCGGTTTGCCGATCGGGCGCTGGCCCTGTTCGCTCACGCCGCGCTGCTGCTGCACTGGCGACCTGACGATTTCTGGGCGGCGACCCCGGCGGAACTGGCCGCGATCCTCTCGCCACCCGGCGCCATGCAGGCACCGCCCGATGTGCACGAATTGATGGAAAGATTTCCCGATGGATGACGAACTGGAAACGCTGGTGATCGGCGTGCGCGCGGACACGCAAGGGTTTGCGCGCGATGTGCAGACCATGCGCGCGCAACTGGACGGGCCGCTGGCCGACGGACTGGAGCACGCGGGGCAGGCGCTGGAACGCGGGCTGTCCGGCGCGATCCGGCGCGGGCGGTTCGGGTTCGAGGAACTGAAGGATGTCGCGCTCTCGACGCTTGCCGACATCGCGGCGGCGGTGGTGCAATCCAGCATCGGATCGCTGCTTGGCGGCGGCGGTGCGGGCGTATCGATCGGCGCACTGCTCGGCGGATTGCTAGGCGCGCCGGGACGGGCCACGGGCGGGCCGGTATCGCCGGGACAGGCTTACCGCGTGGGCGAGCGCGGACCGGAATGGTTCGTGCCGACATCGAGCGGCAGGGTCGAGACCGGCGGCGCAGCGGCGGCCGGGCCGGTGGTGAACCTCACCGTCAACATCGCCGATCGCGGCGGTGCCGGAGCGCCGCAGGCGCTGCAGCGCTCCAGCCGACAGGTGGCCCGCGAGGTGCGGCGCGCGCTGCAAGGCTGACATTTTCCCGAAAGGAATTCCCATGCCCCATTGGCTTGCCAGGGCGGATGACGCCGCGCATGTCGTGCTAGAGCATATGGCGCGCTTCGATGCGCGCTTCTGGACCGTCGATTTTCCGCGTCCGATGATGGCCTCCACCGTCACCACCGGCCCCGGCGCGCTGCGTGTGGATGCGGTGTTCTATCAGAGTGACGATCTTGCCGGGCTGATCTGGGAGAGCGAGGACCGCTGGGACCATCCGCTGCTCGCCTATGAAACGGTGCGCGATTATGCGCGGCTGACGCTGCGTTTTCACTGGCGCTCGTCCGGCATCATGCCGCTCGATGCGATCAACGGGCCGACGCTGACCATCGAAGGCCGCGATGCCGCAGGCCGGCCCCGCAGCTGGTATGTGCGGCTGTGGAACTATGCGGTCGGCACGCCCACCGATGCGGCCATCACCCTTGCTTTCGGTGCGCTCGATGGCGGCTTCCTGCTACCTGGCGAGGCCGATCGCGTGCATCCCGGCGATATCGATCGCATGTTCATCTCGCTGGTGCCGCCCGGCTATACCGGCCGTCCGGGCCATCTGCCGGGGCCGGCGGAGGGCTGGGTGGAGATCAGCGACATGGCCTGCGATGGGGAGCGGGCGGTGATCGGTCTGGCCGATGCCATGCTGCCCGAACATGCCCTGCGCATGGCGACGGGGTATGACGACGCCTATAATCAGAGCCCCGAACGGCTGCTGCGCCAGATCCTCGCCCTCGGCTATCGCGGCATCATCAACCATTATGTGGGGATGAGCCATTATTTCCGGCTCGAGGCGCTGGGCGAGGGCCTGTATGTCAGTCTGGCGGGCAGCGCGTTGAACGCACCATGCGCCGCCTGGCATCGCGATTTTGCGGTGCGCGCCCTGGCCATGGGGTTCGAGACGATCTTCTCGCTCAGTTACGAGCTGTTCGATGCGCATTGCTGGAACGACTGGAAGCAGCGCGCGGAAAATGGCGATCCGGCGCTGACCGGCTGGGACCCACCCTCCACCTTGCTCTCGCCCGCGCATGGCGGCGCGATGGGCTATCTGCGCGCGGTGGGCCGGGCCTTTGCCGCCATCCAGCGCGATGCCGGGCAAGCCGTCCGCTTCCAGATCGGCGAGCCCTGGTGGTGGATCATGCCGGACGGACGCATCTGCCTTTATGACAGCGCGGCCTGGGCGGCCTTTGGCAATGGCATCGTGTCGATCCCCGACATCAAGGGCCCCAAGACCCCGGCGCAGCAGGCCATGCTGGAGCAGGCGGGCACGATGTTGGCGGCCTCCACCGCCGCCCTGGCCGATGCGGTACGGGCGCAAGCGGGCGGCGCAACACTCTATCTGCTGGTCTATCTGCCCACGGTGTTGGACCGGGACGCGCCCGATGCGCAGCGGGCCAATGTGCCGATCGGCTGGGCCGCGCCCGCCTTCGATGTGCTGCAGCTGGAAGATTATGACTGGACGGTTGCCAACGATGTTGCGGGCACCGAGCGCGGCGTGGCCGCGATGACCGCGCGGCTCGGCTATCCGCTGGAGGCGCAGGAATATTTCGCGGGCTTCGTCCTGAAGCCGGAGGACACCCCGCAATGGCGCGCCATCGCCGCGGCGGTGGCGCTGGCCGAGCGGCGCACGCCCGGCCGCAACTATGTCTGGGCGCTGCCGCAGGTGGCGCGCGACGGCTTTACTTATTTCACCATGGAGCAGGACGATATGCGCGCTTTCGACGATGTTCGCTTTCCGCTGGCCATCGGGCGTCATGCCAGCGTCTCGCCGGAATTTTCCACCGGGATCGTGACCACCCTGTCGGGCCATGAACGCCGCTCGAGTGACTGGTCCGATGCGCGGCTGACCTTCGATGCGGGGCCGGGGGTGCGCAGCGAGCAGGACGCGGCGCTGCTGATCGCCTTTTTCCGTGCCCGGCGCGGCGCGGCGATCGGCTTTCGCTTTACCGATCCCAGCGACCACAGTTCCAACGGCATGAACGGCGCGCCTACCGCGCAGGATCAGCCGATCGGCAGCGCGGACGGGCAGGCGACCGACTTCGCGTTGATCAAAAGCTATGAAACGGGCGACATGGAGCAGCGCCGCCGCATCACGCGGCCCGTGGCGGGCACGGTGCGCATGGCCGTGGACGGCGTGGAAACGCAGCTGTTCCGCGTGGAGCCGCTCGGCATCGTCCGGTTCGATACCCCGCCGCCAGAGGGCGCGCACATCAGCGCTGGCTATCTGTTCGACGTGCCGGTGCGCTTTGCCGAAGACCGGCTGGACATTGGCCAGGCCACCCACGGGGCAGACGATATCGCCAGCGTACCGCTGGTGGAGGTGAAGGAATGAGCGGCGGTCACTGGCTGGACGAGCCATGCACCACCACCGCCTTTGCCTGGACCTTGCGCAGGCGAGACGGGGTGGCGCTGGGCTTTACCTCGCATGATCGCGATCTGGAGATTGAGGGGCTGCTGTTCCGGGCGGCGCCCGGGCTGGTGCCCAGCGCCATCGTGGAGAGTGCCACGCTTGACGGCGACGGCCTGGATATCGACGGCGGTATCGCCAGCGATCTGATCAGCGAACGCGATCTGGACAGCGGGCGATGGGATGGCGCGGCCCTGGAGGTGCATCTGGTGGATTGGACCGCGCCGTCCAGACGCCGCCTGCTGGCCGCCGGATCGCTGGGTGAGATTGCCCGCAGCGGAAACGCCTTTCAGGCGCAGCTGCGCGGACCGGCGGCGGCGCTAGACCATCCGGTTGCGCCGCGCACATCGCCCGCCTGCCGCGCCGATTTCGGCGGCCCAGAATGCGGGATCGATCTGATGTATCACCGCAGGGAGGGGCGCATCGTTTCCGTGCGTGGCGAAGAGTTGATCCTTGCGGATCTGGCCGATGGCGCACGCTACCGGTTCGGGCGGCTGCGCTTCCTGTCCGGCCCCAATTGCGGGACGATGCATGATATTGCCGATGGCCAGGGCGACCGGATTTGGCTGACGGCAGTGCCTGCCCTGCCGGTCGATGCCGCTACGCGCGTGATGCTTTGGGAAGGCTGTGACCGGTCGATCGATAGCTGTGCCGCGCGTTTCGGCAATGCGGTCAACTTTCGCGGCGAACCCCATCTGCCGGGCAATGATCTGCTGACGCGCTATGCAGGCGCGACCTGATGGACCGTCTGGAGGCGATCGCGGCGCGGGCGATGGCATTGGTCGATACGCCGTTTCTGCTTGGCGGACGTGATCCTGCACAAGGGGTGGATTGTATCGGGCTGGCCTGGCTCACATTGGGCAAGTCCGGCCCCGTTCCGAACGGCTACCGGCTGCGCGGCGGCAGCGCGCATCGCTGGCGGGCATGGTTCACCTCTGCCGGCTTTGCGCCCGTTCATGACCGGCCCAATCATGGCGATCTCTGGCTGGTGCGCGTCGGCCCCTTGCATCTTCACCTGCTGGTCGCAGTGCCGGGCGGGTTCGTCCACGCCCATGCCGGATTGCGGCGGGTGGTCTTTTTGCCGGGCGATCCGCCGTGGCCCGTCGAAGGCATCTGGCGCGCGCCGCCACAGCCAACACATCAATGGAAGGAGACGCCGGCATGGCCACGATCCTGTTGAATGCCGTCGGTTTTGCGGTGGGCGGGCCGATCGGAGCGGCGCTGGGCGGTTTGGCCGGGCGCGCGATCGACCAGCAGATCTTCGGTGGCCCAAAGGGCGCCGAAGGGCCGCGCCTGAAGGAGCTGGATGTCCAGACTTCCAGCTATGGCAGCGAGATACCGGCTATCTTCGGCGCAATGCGCGTGGCCGGCACCGTGATCTGGGCGACCGACCTGATCGAGCGCAAAAGTACCGAGGGCGGCGGCAAGGGGCGTCCCGGCCAGACGCGCTATGATTATTCGGTCAGTTTCGCGGTGGCCCTCTCGAGCCGCCCGGCGATGCGCGTGGGCCGCATCTGGGCCGACGGCAATCTGATGCGCGGGGCGGCAGGCGATTTCAAGGTGCCGGTCAGCTTTCGCTTCTATCCGGGCCTGGGCGATCAGAAAGCCGATCCTCTCATAGCCCAGGCGGAAGGCGCGCAGGCCCCCGCCTTTCGCGGCATGGCCTATGCGCTTTTCGAGGATTTGCAGCTGGCCGATTATGGCAACCGCATTCCCTCGCTGACCTTCGAGCTGTTCGAACGCGACGGCGCGGTGACGCTGGTGGACATCGCAGCGGCGACGAGCGACCGGCTGGTAGTGGGCGACGACCCTGCAGCGGTGGCGGGATTTGCCGCCAGCGGCAGCGCGCGCGATGTCGTTGGCCTGATTGTCGAGGGCGCCGGGTTGCGGCTGACCCGGACGGACCGGGGATTTGTCTTTCCTGCCGCTGCCCCACCTGCTGGCGCGCTGGACGCCCCGCTGGCGGCGCTGGACGGCGAGGCGGTGGATCGACCACGACGGTCCCGTGCGCCCCTGGCGGACTATCCGATAGCGCTCGAATATCGCTATTATGATGTGGCGCGCGATTATCAGGCGGGCATGCAACGCGCGCGCCGTACCGGGGCAGGGCGAGGCATCGCACGGGTTGATTTTCCTGCCGCCATGACGGCTGAAACCGCGATCGAAGTCGCGCAGGCGCTGGCGCGCCGTGCCGGCGCCGAGCGCGAACAGCTGACCATCGCCGCGGCTTATGGTTCGGTCATGCCGCATGTGGGCCATCAGCTGACCTGGGCGGGCGGTGCCTGGACGATCACCGGCCTGGAACATCGGCGCGGGGCCTTGCTCATCACCGCGACGGCGCTGCCACGTTATGGCCCTGTGATGCCGTCGGCTGTTGCCGGGCGTGCATTGCGCGAACCCGATCTGGTGCATGGGCCGACGGCGCTGATGCTGGCCGAGCTGCCCGATATCGCCCGCAGCGGCACGGACAGGCCGGTCGTGGTGGTGGCCGCTGCCGGTGCATCCGCCGGCTGGCGACGCGCGGCTCTTTCTTTGGGCAACAGCCCCGATTCCCTCCGACCGATCGGCCCCACGGCGCTGCCGGCCATCTTCGGCGTGCTTGTCGACAGTCTCGAGACGGCCACGGCCAATCTCATCCACTATCATCGCCCGGCACGCGTCCGGCTGCTGGGCACGGACATGATGCTTGGCGACGCGGATGAGGAGGCTCTGTTCGCCGGCGCCAACATGGCCGCGATCGGCAGCGAGCTTGTTCAGTTCGAGACCGCTGTGCGAGACGATGCGGGGTGCTATGTCCTGTCCGGATTGCGCCGCGGGCTTTTCGGTAGCGAGGCCATGGACGCGCATCCTGCCAACACGTCCTTTCTGATGCTGCAGCGCGAACAGCTGCATATCCTGGAGGGGCCGGACGTTGCCGCGGGCCTGCCTCTGACGGTTGTTGCGTCGGGCGTCGGAGATGAAGGCGCGGCGCTTGCCTCTTTCGACGTGGCCGGGACGGCCAGCCTGCCGCTGCGGCCTGTTCATTGTCATGCGCAGTGGCAGAGCGGCGGTCTTGCTGTGCGCTGGATACGCCGCTCCCGTCTCGGCGCGGACTGGTCCGCGACGGTCGAGCCGCCCATGGGAGAAGACAGCGAAGCTTACCGCGTCGAGATCGTCTCCGAATCCGACGGGCTGCTTGCGACCTGGCGTGTGGATGCGCCCCGGCTGCTCGTGCAGCGGGTTCTTCTCGACCAATGGCGGTCCGATGGAGTGGCGGAGGTGACGGTCGTGATCCGCCAGATCGGGCGCAACGGTTTGTCGCCGGACGCACATATCGCCGTTTCTATAGCCTGA